GTTGTCTGGAGTAATAAATCCAAAACCTTTGGTTTCATTAAACCATTTTACTTTACCTGTTGCCATTTTAATAACTTTCCTTTAATATTAAATTTTACTTTCTTTTTGACTGTATGTCAAGAGTTTAGAATGCAAAATCATGTTTTCTGTTACTAATTTGGTTAAAGTTGCTAATAAAATCAAACGTTCTTCTTCTGTGTAAACATCTTTGTCAAATTGCTCAATAATGCTTGTACCAATCATTTTCATTGCTTCTGTCTTGCCTTGCTTGAATAGCCCCCAGTCAAATGGGTCACCATCTTCTACCGCAAATGCGATATCAATTAATTCTTCTAATGTTATTTTAGCCATCCTACCTTTTCTCCACTATCAATTCTTCTCTGGTGTTCTTCAACACTCCCAGGAAAACGCCAAGCCCAAATGGCAACAAGGGCCATAAAGCAAGCAGTACTGATAATGCCAATTGTTTTTACTCCACTAAAAAACATAATGATCAAACTGGTACTCATCATGAACAGCATAAAGAATTTCATCTTGGTAGGGAATACACGCTTCTCGCCCCAATTGGTAAGGAATGGTCCGAACAATTTATGATTGTAGATCCAGCGATGCATACGTTCGCTGCCTTTTGAAAAACAATAGGCAGCAAATACTACGAAGATACTGTAAGGTAGGCCGGGAGTTATAACTCCGATGTAGGCCATACCAAGGCTTAGAAAGCCAAGAATGTTCCAAAATAATTTTTTCATCTTGTACTTATCGGTTAGGCAGCTACGATTCGATTAATCCCGGCATTAGCAACAATGTCAGCATGTAGATTAGGAGTAAACTTGCCACCAGAGGCACCATTTAATGTAGCCAACCTGTTCTGTGGTTTTGATTTTGTAATACTGAGTCCCCCGGACGGTAATCCAGGGATAGCATAACTGCAATGTATCCATACAGTCTTAGTTGGCAAATATTCAAGTAACAGTTGATCGTACGGTAAATTCTTGCTCATCCATACAGCGATATCAAAATAGTCGTTTGAGTTAACTCCGCGAAATTGAAAGTCTGCTGCCTGACCAGTACCATGTTGTCCGCCACCAATGCTCGCACCATGGCGGAAGCTGTTGGTCATAAATGCCTTGGGATATTGTTTCTTTAATGGTTCGTAGATGTTCAGTGCAAGATTGGCAAGATTGTTAACAATCTGTGAAGGGGTCATTCCTGGATATCCTTGGCTCAATTGATCAATAGTCCTTGGAAATGTTACTTTTTTAATCATGTCTCCGAGGGTAGTTCCATTGGGAGTTAGAGCAGTCCCATAATCAAATGCTGTTCCAGTAATAGTAATGGTCTTACCATCGAAGGACTTGCCAGGCGGAACCCCAGGTCCTGCTGGTGTGATGTCTTTAGTGAGTGCATCATACTCTTTCTGTGTAATCTTACCTTCTTTCAAAAATTCGTCAGCCTGCTTCTTACCTTCTGCTGCGGATTCTTCGCTGCCTGTATCGTTCTGCTGAACAGCCTGGGCGATCGTTACGCTCGGTACTGCGTTTTGTTTAAATGCTGCTTTGGCTCGTGCTGCTTCGTATAATGCAATTTTTACACCGTTGGCCCAAACATCTTCAGCATCATATACTGGTTCAACTCTACCATTAGGGCCAAAGCGAAGCCCCTGTACTGCACCAAGCGGGTGAGTGTGTGGTTGCGGAGTCCACGGGCCTGCTGGATTGTTAGCCGGACCATAGGCTGGGGTTATGGTTTTAGTTGCCATTTACAGTTTTGGTAAATCTTTTATCTTATTAACGTAGGCTACAAATTCTTCTAATCCAATATTATAGTCTGTATCGTCATCAACATACAGTTTGTACATAGATGCCAGAATCATCCAATCGTAGACATTCATAGTCTTAACACCATCGGTCTTTGCTAAAGATTCAATAGATGAGATTTTAGTAGCAATTGTTTCAAGTGATGCTGCAATACGTGACAGATACGGACTATAGTCAATAGCGATGCCTGTATTAGCTTCATATAGATATGAGCTTGCCTGGGTACTGTCGTTTTGATCGAGTAGATCGTTTAATTTTGAAATAGCCATGATATACTATTTACACCAGCTGAATGCCAGTAGTCTGCTTAATAAACTGATCGGCAAATTGCTTATCTGTTGCTTCAGCTACTGTTACTGTAGTTTTTAACAACTTTACTTCTTTTTCTGGATTTACTGTAAACAGGTATGGCATCAGCCCTGGACCACTTGGGCCCATTCCTATAACCTGTGGATGACTTAATTTATAATAAGTTGCTGTTTCTTCTGCGAGCTTGGCAACAAGTTCTTCGCCCGATGTGAGTTTTAGGGTGATCACCTCACCGACTGTTACGCCTTTATCAATTAGCATTTTCTAACCTTTTCTTAAGTTCTTGGAATCCACCTACTAACTCGTCATCGAGAAAGATCTGCGGAACTGTACGTGCTGTTGGGATTGCTTCTAACAAATCTTCTTTGGTATAACCATCACCAATTTTCTTTTCTTCAAACACAATGCCCTTTTGTTTCAACAGTGCTTTCGCCTGGTCACAATACGGGCATTGGTACTTACTCCATACCACTGCTTTCATATTATTATCCTGAATATACAACTCCACCATTTTTGTCAGTGACTCTTACCAAAAGAGCTCCGCGGTTCTTTTTCTGTAGAGCTGCTGAAATAGCAGCTTCTTCAGTACCGTAGGTTCCTAAGTTAGTCCATGCTTCAAATGGGGATTTGTTTTTAAATTGTGCTTTAAACATAGTTTATTATATAGCCGGAAGTAGGTCGTAGTCAATATTTTCACTCATTACACCGATAACATAATTGGTGCTTTCGCTTTCCTGTAGGGCTGTTTGCTTTTTATGTGTATCGCTGTGTTTATTAAACCACGGAATAGGAGTCGTGCGTGGAGCAGGACCCTGATACTTAATACCAATTTCTTTTAGAGCGCCAACTGCTGTGTAGTCTACAAAGTCTTTAAGAATGTTAGCATTGAGTCCGATAACTGGTCCTTTTTGGAACAGATAATCAGCCCAGGCTTTTTCTTCACGAATTACATCTTCATATAATCTGTATACTTCACCCTCACATTCTGCCTTGGCTGCTGCAAATCTTTCATCTTCTTTAACCACTTGGTTGATCAAATAAGCAGTCCAACCTTTGTGCAGTAATTCGTCTTGCAGAATCAAGCTGATGATGTTACCATTGCCAATAAAGATCTTATTCTCTACCATTGCAAGACTCGTAGCGAAGCTAACCATAAAGCGGAATGCTTCGAGAGCATAGCTGGCATGTAGTGCCATATAGATTGCTTTAATGTGTGTGCTTTCATTAATCTTTTCGCCAGCTTCTTTACGGCAATTAATTTGGTGCAGCGCATCGTAGTAGTTGCCCACACTCGATGCCATGTCTACAATTTCTTGAGTATCATGGATTGTATTAAACACTTCCTTAGGCACGTTATAGATGTTACGAATAATATGACTGTAACTACGACTGTGAATGTTAGTTTCAAAGAATGTCCAGTTGTAGATAAGTGCTTCAAGTTCTGGCAATGAACATACAGGTGTGAACACCTGACTTGGCGCACGACCTTGTAGACTATCGAGTGCTGTTTGACGTAGTAAGTTTGAAGTGAAGATGTGTTTAACCGCATCGCTGGCATCTTTAAAGTCATTGCTGTCTTTGCTTAGGCTAATCTCTTCTGGCACCCAGAAGAAGCCACGTGCAGTTGTTTCAAAGTCTGCGATCTTTTTATATTTTACTTCTTCGAAGCGTTGGATGGTAACTGGGCCGGCTGGATCCAGAAACATCTTGCGATTAAGATAGTCTGTCTTTGTGTTTAAGTTATATTGCGCTTGACTCATTTACGTGTTCCCAATTTATAATTTTCCATTGATTCTCTAAATATTTTTTCTTGTCAGCTTGATAGTCGAGTGCCCAAGCATGTTCCCACCAATCGATCAGCAATACGATATCTTTTTTAATCTCGTGATTCTTAATAGTTTTAATCTTACCATCTTTAGCAAGATATACCCAACCACTGCCCTGTATAGTCATCGCTACCTTAAGGAACTCTTCTTTAAAGTTATCAAAAGACTTGTAGTGTTCTTCGATGAATGTTAAGATACCGCCTGTGGGCTTATTTGAACCCTTGGGTGATTGATATTGCTGAAAAAGAATGTTGTGTAAGAATACACCCGCCTCGTTGAATGTTGGATCACCTTCGCCCTTATTGTATCTTTCAGCGTAGGTTTTAGCCAGCTTGCCATAGTGATAGTTGATTGTATCTTCTGATATAGCTGGAGCCAATTCGTTAGCATCATAAGGCAAAGGTTTGATCTCTAAATGATCAGGTTTGCCCTCAAGCAAGACGTTTCTAATAAAACTGTAGGACATTATAGTTTACATGCCTCGCAGTCTTCTTCAATACTGGTTTCTACTTCACGTTCATTATGGAAGCCATTATAGTGTACTTCTGGTGTTGGCTCTGCTTGTGCTTTACTACCCGCTTTATTAATTAGGCTGTAGTAGAATGTTTTCAAGCCCCACATGTGAGCCTGCATTAGATTTTTAATAATTAATGTAGTAGGCACTTTACGATCAGCCCAGTGTGCTGGATTATAGAATGTATTAGTTGAAATACTTTGATCAACATAGGCAGCTAATACTGCGGCTGTTTTCAAGTAACCGTCACAATCTTTTTGTTCCCACATCATTTGATATTTGTTTTTCAATCTATGATACTCTGGAACAACCTGTACAAACGATCCTGCTTTACTTTCCTTAACACTAATCAAACTCATTGGCATTTCAATACCGTTGGTTGAATCAATTACAACGCTTGAACTTTCCACAGGAGCGATGGCCATCAAGGTTGCATTGCGAACTCCATACTGTTTCATATTCGTACGTAGTGTTTCCCAATCAAGTTCGGGAGCGAAGTCTGCAAGTTCATTGACTCCCTTGGCCCGTAGTTCCCAAGGAAAGACGCCCTTGCCGTATCGTGTATGTGCGCTATGCAGACAAGCCCCACGTTCTTTGGCAAGTTCAACTGTTGCTTCTGTTAGATAAAATGCTTGATGTTCCATCCAGCTCTTAACATCTTGTAATGAATCTTTCTCTCCGTACTTGAGTCCACGCTTGGCGTGCCAGTAGGCTAAGTTAGTTACACCAATACCTAATGGCTGTATCTCATCGTTACTGAGCTTGCTCTGTATCGACAAGAAGTCTTGATAGTCAAGAATGTTACACAGGCTACGCTGTAGAATCCTACAGGCTCTACGCATATCCTCTGGATTACGGAACGATCCCCAGTTAATAGATCCCAGTGTACATAACGCTATGCGCCCTTCCTCGTCGTCTAATCTCTTAAATGGACGGGTAGGTAATAAGATCTCACAGCACAAGTTACTTTGATAGATAGTATGATATTCAGGATCAAAAGGTCCCTGGCTCATAACGTTATCAATAAACACCAAATAGATGCGACCCGTGTCTGTACGTTCTTTTAGTATACCACTCTTGAACACTTCTTCCGCTGACATTACTTTCTTACGTAGGTCTTTGCGTTTTTCGTATCTAACATACAGCTCTTCGAACAGAGCAGTATTCTTGTAGAAGGCCTCATACAAGTCCGGCACTTCGTTGGGATCGAAGAATGTAATGTTTTCTTTATTTTTAAATCTGCGCCAGAAGAACGCACTCAAGACAACACCATAGTCCATGTGTCTTACCCGAGTCTCCTCAGTTCCTTGATTGTTCTTAAGTACGATGAGATCATCAAACTGATGATGCCAAATAGGATAAAAAACTGTCGCACTCGCATTACGGATACCTCCTTGACTGCAACTACGTAGGTCGCCAAACCATTTCTTAAGGAAGGGGATCATGCCAGTGTGCATGATTTCCCCGCCTCGTATAGGACTCCCCAGAGGGCGCAAACGACCTATCTCTAAACCAATGCCAGCACGTTTACTGGCATACTTAGCCATCATTTCACCAGAGGCAAAAATGGAATCCAAATCATCATCACTACGAATAAGAACGCAAGAACTAAATTGTTTAGTAGGAGTTCCAAGACCAGCCAGAACGGGAGTAGCAAGAGTAAACAGGCCATCTGAAGCACAGTTATAATACTCTTTGATATAACGCATACGACTTGTGTTAGGTTCTTCTTTGTGGAACACAGTAGCGGCTGCCACCATGTATCTAATTTGTGGAGTTTCATAAGTTTCCTTTGTGGCACGGTTTTTAACAAGGTACTTCTCAATTAACTGCTCAATGGCTGCGTAACTATATTCTTCATCCTTAGAATGATCCAGCATGTCATTCATCTTGTTCCAGTCATCTTCTGTATACCATTCCAGTAGCTCTGGAGTATACAAACCTACTTCAACATTCTTCTTAACAATCGTGTAGAGGTGGGGAACTTCGTATTGTCCATATACGTCCTTACGCAACATTGACAGTCGTTGCTTGCCTGCTACATATTGATAGTTAGTATGACCTACGTCTGGATTCTGTTCTACATCAATTAGGTCTACAATGGCACGTAACGTAATGCCATCAATGTCATCAGTGGTGATGCCATCATAGAAATGTAACTGTGCTTTGATTTCGATCATTGACTGACTGACGTCAGCAATTCCTTGACACACTTTTGCTACCTGTGCCTGCCACTTTTCGATCATTAGTGGCTCTTTCGCTCCGCTTCTTTTAATAACTGTGATTGTCATCTACGCCTCAATTCTTATAATTTTCTTAGTCTGATATTTAGTACTTTTACTGCTTTGACCATATCAGGCTGGTTTTAATTTCTGGTATTGCTGTTACATCAACTACGTTTTTGTATTCAAAATTTAAAACATACGCATCGTCTACGATAAGAAAATATCTTGGATGTTTTTCTTTTGGCAGCATAGACGTATGTATCTCACATTTGGAGTCCATAAACCGACGTGTTAATTTAATAGTATACAGCATTCCAAGGGCAATTGCAAGTTCGTCAAGGCGGGAATCCAAAACTAAATGCCACGGATCGGGCCATTCGGTTGGATTTTGGGGATTGAGATAAGCACTAACAAATGGAGCATTGCCCCAAAACTCAGCAACATCCTTTAGGGGATCGCTGCTGACTTCTACGTAATCTCTAAATTGCTTCCAGTATGTTAGTCTATCAGTGCCGTGCCGATCAAACACCGTAGGCTACATCAAAAGAGATGTTGCCAGTAACGCCGGCTGACGGATTCTTATAAGACAATAATATTGTTTCGATACCACTGTCGCTATCGTTGTCTTTAAGTTCTGCATTAAATTCAAAATTTGTCATTATTGCTCCTCCGTCTGATCCTGGTAATGGTGTGATGGTATTTGGTGAATATTGATATTCGTCTGTGATAGAAATCTGTGATAGATTGTCTCCAACAGTAATAGTCAATACACCAATTCTCGAAAATACATCTAATGATAAGAAGTAATTGATTTTGTAATATCTATTCAGTGCTGAGATCACTGCCAATGGGCGATAACTCACAGTATAATAGATTACAGAATAGTTTCTATCTACAAAGTTTGAACGATCAGCATTATACACTTCGACTACAGATGCAATGCTACTTGATGTAACAATACCTGCTGCCTGTTGACGATCGCTGGTACAATCAACTACCACGTTATTGATTTTTTCACCAAAGTATACGATAGCATCTGTTGGTGACGATGCAAGATTTGTTGACGTGCCACAGGTTGTAAACTTACATCTTTGTATTAGGGTGCCACGACCGTATGTAGATCTAAATGCTTGGTTGGCAATTTCTTCAAATTCACAGTCGTTGATCTGCCATTTGTTGTCTTGGTATCGACGTGTGATTAAATCTTCAGTAACTCCGACGATATAAATTGCTGTGTCGCTGATAAAGAAACGGCAGTTATCAAACTTAACTACTGTATCAAATGCCACCGTCTGAACGCACTTGATGTTAACGCTGTTGCCTTCAAACAAACATGATTTAAATTTAATGTTAGTAACTTTGATACCTTCGATATCGTTACTCCATACCACAGCCGATGGTTCAGTAGTTAATGAACTAACAGTATTGCCTAATGAGTATTCACCTTTAAACTTCACACTGTCGATAGTGCTGTTGCCCAAACCAGAGAGAACCAACTGTCCTGTTGTACGTTTGATTGTTAGATTAGAAATCGTAACATCGGTTGGTCTGTTGGTAGAAGTAAAGTCTGCAATTTCTTTGCCATCGCTGGTAATGAATCGAATGTTATGTGAACCGATGTTTAGAACAACACCAAGTTCAGTTTCGCCACGTAGTATTACACCACTGGGAACTCTAATGTCTGTAAGGAATAGGTATTCACCGTTTGGTACTAACAATACCTTTCTATAATTTTCGTTGACGTTGCGAAATAGTTGCGTGAACGCAGTTTCAAATGCTGTTACACAGTCAGTAGATCCATCACCAATGGCTCCAAAGTCTGCAACCGAAACATACTCGTCAAGTTTGTATTGTAATTCGCGAGGAACACTAAGACTAATAGAAGTGTCATTGTGTGCAAATTGATAGCTGCTGGCTAACTCAAGGATGTTATCATGTTCTGTTAAAATCTTGGTGTTGCCTACATAAGGCGCACCTTCTAACACGGAACCGTTACCTATGAATAATTCTTGTGAGTCTACAGCCCATGCAAATTCAGCCGAGCTTAATTGTGGAATTCCACTGTTGGAGTTCTTTTGTCCTCTACGGACTTGGATTTTGCTTATTTGGACAACGGCCACTTTAGTATCCTCTATGTTCTATAGAGTATTTATCTACTTAGGGCGTAGTATTCTTCTACCTTGTTAAGCCAAGCATCCTGCCATTTATTAAAGTCTGCCGGTTCTAATGTAAACTGTTGATATTGAAAGTCTCTTGAACACATGAAGATAACGCCCTTGCGGATGTCTGTGCCATAGACTTCATTATGTGCTAATATATAGGCCATTAGCTGTAGGTAGTAATCTTCTACCCATTCTGCCTTCTTAGGTTTATTAGTCTGCTTATGATCGCATACTGCTGGCTCGCCTTCGTGTACACCTATCAAGTCTGTGGTACCTGAATACAGTCCAGGAAAGTATAAGCTCTGTTCCATAGCCCATACTTCTGTCATTTTAGCAAGACCGTTTTCAATGATAACATCAGCCATCTTATTAGCCTGTATGTGTACAGGATTGTTACCAGGCTGACGCTGTTCGCCTACAAGGAAACGCTCAAGGTTGGCATGCATGGCTGTACCAACCCCTGCGGCTTCTGTAGTAATCTGTCGTGCTTTGTCTTCACCTACACGTTTCTTCCATTCGTTTAAGTGCGTCATGTCTTTGGTAGCACTGAGAATAGTAGTTACGCTGGGGAGGCTTTCACCGTCTGGAGTTTGGTAAACACGTTTCCGTGTCACGGGATCATTAATTTGAACGCAGTTCTTATATTGAAAACGTTCAATAAACGGTGGAGGTTGTAATATATCAGTCATAGCGTATATATTACACTCTTTTTAATTGTTTGTCAAATCTGAGGGGTTGTTTGTGCTTGTGCCAATTGTCCAGCGGCTGCTGTAGCGGCTGTTTGGTCTACTTGATCCTGACTGGTCTGTCCAGTTTTCTGTGGGCTTTGTTCCTGATCATCTGGTGCGCCAGGAACCTTTAATGTAATGCCGTCTGCGTTGAAATCTTTTACCAATGCCTGTAGCGCAGGAGTTGTATCAAACATTGATTTAAATGTTTCATAGTCAGCAGCAAATTCGAATCCGTTTGATTTGGCAATCTTACCAATGCCATTCCAATTTAGTGTAACTGGGGCTTTCTTTGATGCCGCACGTCCAATATAATTCCTAAGAATCATAATGAACTTGTCAATGCCTGCATCTTCTTGATCAGCGAATTCAAAAAATCTCATCGTATCTGTGCCAACTGTTTTTGCATATCTTGTAGAGCTTTCTGAGCCGCTACAATTTCTTCTTGTTTTTGTTTGATCTGATCCATTAGGTTTTTCTTTTGATCAGCCATTTGTTTAGCTGCCATTGCCTGTGCTTTGGCTGCTGCGTTTGGATCTTGTGCAGGAGCAGCGCCTGGGGCAGCCCCTGGTGCTGGAGCAACGCCCGGAGCTGCAGGAGCAGCACCAAGCATAGGAGCTTCTAATTCTGTAAGATTAATAAGCTCTGCTTCTGTTACAAAATTATGTAAACGCATTAACCTGCCAATACTTTTAACAAACGGTTTTCAAAGTTAATTGATTCACGCTTCTCACGGCCTGCATCATTCATACCACCTGCTGCTGGCTCAGCTGCTGCGAATTCGTCTTCTGGTGCTGCGCCAAGATCATCAAGGCCACCTTCTGGGTTCATTGCATCTGGTTCTGCTGGACCTTCAAGGTCTCCGCCTTCTGCACCTGGTTCGCCACCGAGCATTTCTGCAGACTGTTCTTCGCCTGTTAGCGCACGAACACCTGTTGATAATGTTTCACGTGTCTGTTTTAGGTTTTCAAGAGCCTGTTGGATTGTTGGAGCAACTGCACTGATAAATGCTTTTGCTTTTTCTTGTCCCATCTCGTCACGGATCGAATCACCTAATGTAAGGAGTGTATCATTCTCCATACCTGAAAGTTCTTCAATCCAACGACCTACTCTGTCAACCATTGTTTTTGCTGTGACAATCGCAGACGCTTGCTGGATTTCACCTTCTCTTAGATTACTCATATCATCTCCTGTATTTTTTGATTCTGTTTCCATTGATTCTTTCATATTGTGTTCGATCCATTGCATGACGTCCCATAGATCGTTTACCAATTGATTTGGTCTAACTGGCTCACCTTGTCCAAGTTCGGCCATCTTAGATTGTTTTCTAAGATCTGCTAAAAGATTAACAGCGTCTTTGGCATTGTTAATATATGCTTCGGTTGTATTCATATCTTCGTTTTTATCTTTGTTGTGTTGCTTCCATGCTGTTGCATAGGCAATTGAACGTTCTTTATCTGTTAACTTACCATCGTCTGCATATCCTTTCTTGATATGCTTGACCATACGCTCGCCTTTGGCAGTAGGAGGTGCGCTTTCTGGAAAGTCACCGTAGTCTTCATCACTGCCATGACCTGCTGATGCTAATGCATAGCTGTCATCGGTATCGTCATAACCATTTGGATCTTCACGATCACCGTCGTACCCTGATCCATAGTCTGCAAACTCGTCTTGAATACGATCCATTAGCATTTGTTCAATACGTTCGAAATCGTCTTTTGGATGTAGGCCAGTTTCAGCTGTAATATCGTCAATCTGATCATGTAGATATTTGCCAATAGGACCATCATCGCTTAATAAATCATATAGCTTATCGTAATCTTCTTCGTTGGCAATTTTGCCTAATTCAGCAGCAAGTTCATCCATACCACCTTCTTCTACTGTTGCTTGATTTGGGTCAGCAACGAATTCCTGACGTTCTGCAATTTCGCTATTGATAGCATCTAACATCCATTGTGCTTGATGATATGCATCGTTTTCAAGGTTTTCATTGAAGCCTGATTCTGAGCGAACTTGACTAAGTTGTGTACGTAGTTTGTTGCGAGCATCTTCCAGCTTTGGCAGATCAAACGCTTCGAGGTTTAATTTTTTACCAAATGCTTTTTCCAAAGATTCGTTGATCTTATCAGCTGCTCTGTTGCTTTTAAAAAGGTCTGTTGTTCTCATAGTTTTAAGGGGTCCAGATTGTATCGTATATTTATTCAGAATGCGGCCAAAGTTTCTGTATGCTTCTTAGCAGTTAGGGTACGGTCTCGGCTTTCGCAATACCTCGCCCACAGCATATCTGCACGTTCATAGTCAAGATTATTAAGGGCTTTTTGATACTGAGCTCGTAATAACTGACTGTCAGTAAACCAACGTCCATATTCCTGATCAGCTTTATATATTTGATCTGCTAATGGGATAGAGCCGCGTCTGGCTAAGATATTAGCAACACGTATGGCTGCACAGTTTAAACTCATCTCTCGGTATACAAAGTTTCCATGTTGTTTAAGATGCTTTACATAGCCCTCGCTGACAATCAATACATCGCCCACAAGGATACCATCATCAACCTTAACGGGTAGAATTGGTGTTTTTTGTATTGCAGATCGTATGGTCTGCTCAAGACGTTTTGAAATATCAGTCATAAAAAAAGGACCTATGGCCCTTATTTAAGTGCGTATATTTTATAGCCCCAGGAACTTGAGTATGTGTGGAAATTGAACTGAGTTTAACCAACCTGTTCCTGCAGCGAATGCTAACCCAATCATAGCATACATAGTCCATTTGCTCTTAACTTTTTCTAATTCGTCTATGCGTGAACCCAATTTATTATGTGTTGCTACATCTTCTGCATGTAGACGATCTGCGTGTTCAAAAAACTTCTGACTGTTAACACGATATTCTTCTTGCATTTCGCAGAGTTTAGCATCCAGCCTGTCACCTGTGCGATCTAAACAGTCGTGCATTTCTTTGACGTCTGCTTTGAGGTCAATCAGTTTTTCGTTGACATTTTCAACTTTGGTTTCAAGTACGCTGACACGCTCAGGCAATTGTGCGAGTTGTGGTACTGCTTCGCTCACGCGAGGTTTTTTTGCTGTTGCTGTGGCCATTATGGCTATGTTCCTTGTATGTTAAGTCAAGTGCTCGCTCCGAGCCATGTGCCTAAGTTAGAAATGCCTAATGTGTTTGCCTTTGTAGTATGTATTTATATTCAGTCAGCGATTTCGAAAACATACGTGTTTATGTTGTCACCTCTGGTCTTGAATATTGCAGGATTCAAGTCTGCTGTATTATTTAGCTGGTCAATGATAGGAACACCATTTAGGTCGTCCAGCAATAGACCCACCGGATCACTATCATCTTTGTAGAATACACGTTCACGTTCAGTGGTAAATCTCCATACCCAGTGATTAGCCTTGCCTTTAAATGGATCAGGTAGTGTACCTGTGTTCATCTTTGGATCACTGCTCCAGTCGAGGTTTGAGCGCATGCCGATAGCCTGTACCAAACTGTTAAAGTTGGCCTGCTGTCCCTGTTTGAGTTTGTTGATCTCAGATCGGTTGGGATTTGATCTTGTGATATCAACTAAAGTTATGATTTCGTATCGTGCCATAATGTGCTACTATTTACACAAATAAAATCAAGCCAACAAAAAAGGACCCGAAGGTCCTTAGTTGCTTCCCATCCCTGAGAATTAAGATACTACGATGTTTGTACCATCAGTAGCTGCTGCGCCGCTGAAGTCATATCCGTTAACTGTACCTAAAGCAATGATACGAGCTTGGATTGAAGCTGCTGTAACAGCGTGACCGTCAACGATCAAATGGATAACACCACTTGTACTAACTGATTGGAACATCAAAGGTTGTACTTCACGGAAAACTGCTTCGATAGCACCACCAATACCACCTTGAGAAGCTAATGTAGCACCACAGTCAACTGTGATTGCTTTTAACTGTGCAACGCTGAATAGTGTACCGTGTGTATGACCTGCGTTTGTTGCGCCTGCAACTGGGTTTACTCTTGTTTGACTTGCCATGATATTTTCTCCTTAATCAATGATCCCGCTCCGGGACCGGCATAGTATTTATATTGGTAAGGAAAAATCAGCCTTTTTGGGCTTTAATCTG